CGTTAAAAATGTACGAACCCGTATCCACGTATCTTTCAGTTTCGTCAATATCGGATGCGAGTTGGGTGAAGTCATCTCCAATCTCCTTTACAATGTCCTTCAAAAAATCCATTAAGTAGTCCTCGTTTTTAGTGCTCTGTCTTCCTTCACTCCTTTGAGAAGATGATAAAGTCTTGCATCACCACCAAGAGAAAGAGCACTAATAATTGTTGCTAAATCCTTGTCGTTGATAGGTAATTCCATTAGGAGAAGAAAAGTTCTAGGTTTACAGTTTTCTCTACATTCCATCCAATCGCATCAAGAATAATCTTGAGTGGTTCAAGGAAGGCTTTGTCAAATTGTAGATCATAATCGATATACATGTCAAGTCCGATCTCATGAGGAAAGTCCTGAATGAAAGAAATAATATTCTCATGAATAATATTTGGTTTCTTCAGATAGCAGAACTTAACCTTCTCGCCATTTTGAATGAGAGAGTACTTATTATCCAACTTATGTTGTTTAACATAGTGGTTGTACAATAATGCACCACGTATATGTATGGGAGTTCCTTTTGCATATATTGTAGAGTGTGCCTGATATTTTGTTACATTAGATGCTGATCTAGGGAAGGCAATATCCTCTGGTGGAAGTTTCTTAAATTCCTTCCGTGACTTGTCAATAAAATCAATCACCTCTTCTTCTGTTCCATTCATCATAATCTTGAGAGCATCCTTAATCATGGTGCGACAAGGTGCTGGTGTAGAGGATTTGACTGCCTCAATACCCATCATCTTGAGTTTGGGTTCTTCATATCGTACACCCTCACTATCCCATACATTAAGGATGTATCGCTTCTTAGCAGTCCAGATACCACGGTCAGCGATGTTCTCTCGTGCCATAACCATCTTCTGGTCATAGGCACTTACGTACTTGGCCAACGCTTGGTAAGAACTCTCAATAAAAGGTTCAAATTCATTTTCACACACCTTATTAAGGAACGTGACAACGCCCTCATTAGTTTTCTCTCTTCCCTCGTATACACGGTCAACCAAAGGACCGAGATTAAGGTAGATGGAATCAGTATCTGAAGCAATAACATAATCAATACCTTCTGTTTTTAAGATCTTATTGACCTTCTGGTTCATTCTATTCTCTATCCAACGTATGGATACTTGGCCAGACAGAGTAATTGCTTCTGCATTAGCAAGTTTGTAATACCGAAAGTACTGATTGCCGATAGCACCATAAGCACTATTAAGGGCAATCTTCTTTGCCATCTGTATATTATTACATCGGGCAATTTCTTTTGTGAGTGCATTAGAAGGTTTCTTTTCATAATCTTTCTTTGCTTGAATCATTTTCTTCTTGAAGATAACACGATCTCCATACATCTTATCCATTAACTCTGGTAGGAATCCACGCACGTCCTTTCTGTACTGTGCTCCATTGGCACATGTAGCATACTCAGAGTTGAAATCAGTTACCTCTTCGTTTAGGATTTTTTCAACGCTCGCACTGGGATGTCGAGTCTCCCTGAGGGTCTCTGGGGAAATGTTATATTGCATAATAAGATGAGGATACAGACTGTTGAGGTCAAAACTAACCACCCAATCATACTTTCCTGGTTTCGGTTCCTTGACATAAGCTCCTGCGTACTTTTCATTCTTTTGGGATCTATTCTTAGGGGGAATAACAATATTCCTCTTCTTCAAATAGTTGTAGATAATGGTATCCCACATCCGAACTTGATAGAACACATCATTATAATTGACCTTAGCATCATATGCCATAGTCAATGCAAGTTCAATCAGTTTCATCTTGTCTTCCAGTCGGTCAACAAGTTCCACATCAATTATATTATACTCGATAAACTTCTGCCACCCATGCGTGTAGAAATCCTTAAAAGTATCATACTCAGAGTGGTCTAACTTCTTCTGCCCTAGTTCTACCTGTGCAATATAATCTAAACGATATGACTCTTGTGCCTTGTAAGTAAACTTCTTATAAAGATTGATATAATCTAACTGAGTTACACCACCAACATCAAATGTAATATGAGTTCTTCCCATTTTTACAATCTCACCTTCACTCACAAGGCCCCAAGGAGAGAATCTCTTCATCAACTTCTCACCAAGAACTCGCTCAAGACGTTTACAGATATAAGGTATATCAAAAAATTCTATGTTCCATCCAGTAATCACATCTGGAACATCTTGCATCCAATAGTTTATGAAAGATGAAAGTAACTCATACTCCGTAGGGCAATGATGATAGATTACATCATTCCTAGTATTCTTAAAGGGTTTGCTTCCCCAAGTAACGATCTGCTTAGTTGTATAGTCTTGTATTGTGATTGCCAGAATCTCTTCGACGCACGATTCCACATCAGGGAAGCCTTGCTCAGACGTAGTTTCAATATCCAGAGTAACAAGTTTAATCTTACTGATGTCAAACTTAATCTCATCCTCTGGGTATTTCTCTGAAATATACTGATAGATATATCTGTCATTGCCATAGATCTCAAAGTTCTCAATTCCATCATACTTCTTATAGAACTCACGGCAATCCCGTACTGAACCTGGATGAATTGCTTCAACTACTTCTCCGTTTAATGTTTTATATTTAGACTTCTTCTTTGACTTGACAAATAGAGTCGGAAAGAACTCATCACGATGTTCATACCTTCTACCATTTTCAACTCCACGGACCAAGAATTGGTTTCCGATTAGTTGAACGTTGGTGTAGAATTTCATTTAGTAAGGTTTAAGTATTTTTCAAGTAAAGTTGGGGTGGGATCTACAAGAGTAAGAATCTTATCAGAACTCAGCATGAATATATCATCTTTGGTCACTTTAAGCAACCAAGGTTCTAAGACTAAATCATCTTTGATGACAAAAGGATTGATTAATTTACAATCAGGTTCACCAGGAACTGTTGCTGCTACTTCTTCAATCTCACTAATCAGAAGTTGTTGACTCACTAACGTCACTATTTTTACTGTCTTTTCCATTTCCTACTACATCCTCCAAATACATTTGTTTAAGTTTTTCTTTTGGTTCCACCATTGTTACCACCCAATCAGATGGAACAGGAATATGTGAATCAGCTGAGAGAGGCATCCAAGGAAACATAGAAACCTGAAAAGCAGACTTCTTCTCTGTAGGTTCTTGACCTTCCTTAAGTTTTACTATACATGCCTTATCAAAGAAATATCCAATGACTTTTTTCTCTTCACCTTCTCCTACAATCATTTCTGTAACATCAGCAATGATGTCCTCTCCTGATTTTAAGAGTATCAGTTTAACCGTCATAATTTATAGTTACCTCTTTCTATTATAAGAAAAAAAAGAGAGTCTGTCAAGACTCTCTCTTCTTCTCAATTTCCGCATCTACAATGTCTTGCAGTTTCTCAAATTCTCTAACACGTTCAATGTCCATCAGCAATTGAGATAGTTGAGTAACCACTATGGGTTTTTCATTTGTAGCAGCACATCTAACTGCTGCCCTGAGACTACCCTCTGCTTCTAGTAGATGGTCTTGTGTTTGTTGCGATAAAGCCATAATTAAAGATACTCTTTTCGAGCGTGATGTTCTGGTACTATCTTATTTAGTTCCACGGTTAATAATCCATCTTCAAACTTGACGGATCCAACCTTCGTATCATCGGTGACCGTCCAGACCCGTTCAAAAGACCGTTGGGCCAATCCTTTATGGATAAATTCTCCAGTGACTTTTGATTCTTCTTTCTTGCCTTCGACATATAGTTTTCCAAACTCCGTATAGACTTGTAGTTCATCTTTCTTAAACCCCGCAAGGGCGATTTCAAGTTTCGACTCATGATTGTTTAATTGTATTAAATTATATGGTGGGTAATTTGATTGTGGGACATCTGAATTAAAGAAAGTATTCAGATAGTCATCCATTCCTATACTGTTCTTAGTAATCTTATCGAAAAGATCTGGAAGATTAGCAGCATGGTATCGTGCTAGTGTGTTCATGGTTCTCCTTTAAAAGCGAGTTGTGAATTGTGTACCCGAAGCGTACAC